ATTTCATTTCTAATATTTTCTACTTCAACTTTAAACACCTCCATCGTAGGAGTAGTTTTAAACTCATTAAAATATTCAAGAGTTTTTGATATAATCCACTTATTAGCTTCGTTATCAAAAAAATCAGGTGAAACTATATCTGCAACTTGTTGGAGAAATTCTTTATCCTTAACTAATACCGAAAGGGTTTTAATTTGGAAGTTATGTCCGTATTGTTCTAACTTACTCATGTGTTAGTTGGGCTAAATTATTTAATTTAAGAAAGTGGTCTGTTAACCAAATATCTGGGTTTTGAAGATTATTTCCCATATAATCATTGTTATAAAGATTAATAAAATCATTCCTATGGAGTAAATTCATTGGACGAGCATGTAAATCATTAAGGTGGATTTTAATTTGTCCTGACATTAATGGATCTTTAAGTGACATCATCTTTTCATTTGTTTCTAAATTTACTTTATTCTCTACAATTCGTTTATGCATTAAACTATCTTGTGTAGAGGCATAATGTACAAGATAATCAAGATTTATCTCTCTTCCAACAATCTCCGGTATTACTTTTGCTACCTTTTTAGGACCTAACCCTTTAATTCCTACAAGATTATCTGATTTATCACCCATTAAACATTTATACATTAAAAAATTATGAGCTGGTATTCCATACTCAGTAAATATCTGTTCTTCTGTATAGTATTTTTTCTTATTAGGTGACCAAACTACAATTCTATCGTTTACTAACTGTAAAAAATCTTGGTCAGCAGACATAATAATAACTTCATTTTCTAGCACATTTTGTGCGAGATATGCGATTACATCATCAGCTTCAACATTATCTATACTATAAACATCAATTGGAAGTAACTCAAGATAACTAAGGAGTCTTCTAAATTGAATCTTCATTGCTTCTTTTTCATCTTCTAATGAATTAAAAGCATCAAATTTAGTTACACGCTTAGGTGTACGGTTTGCCTTATATTTGGGGTTGATTTTTCTTCTTCGTTTACTACCCCCAGCACCATCATATGTTACAATAACCCTGGTGGGTTCCATTTCACGAATAGCAAATGCTAATGATTTCATAAAACCTGTAATGCCTCCTACAGGCACTCCCTTTTCGTTTAATGAACCATTTACGGCAAATGCTCTCAAAAAAATGTTAAGTCCGTCAATGAGAAGCACCCTGTCATTAGGATGCTTCTCTTCTGGATTTATGTTATTTAGGATATCTTCAAATTTACTCATTCTCTACTATTGTTTCGTCAGGATCACGATCTAGACCATCTTCTTTCTCGTGACGATACTTCATAATGTATTTTTCACAAAGGGCCTCGTATAATTCCTCTTTAGCGGTTGGATGACTTTCTAATAAATCACCAAACTCTTTAGCTAAAAACTGATGGGTTTCACCGTCAGCAGTAGTGTATTTATACCATGCTCCACCTTGTTTTACTACACTATATTCTTTAAGCAATTTCAAAGTACCAAAGTAATCATCAATTCCTGAATCGTAAAATACGCTATAACGGACTTTTCGGTTAGGGGGGCCTAGGCGGTTTTTGACTACCTCACATTCTACTTCTTGACCAACTACTGTGTCTATTCCATTAACCTTTTCCTTAATCTTACCTACTCCTTTGAGTCGTAAGCGAACTGAGGCGTGGAATTGTAACGCTTTTCCTCCTGATGTTGTGTACTGATCACCAAACGGCATAGCGTTTAGTTTTTGTCGTAACTGATTTGTGAATACACACAGGATTTTTTGTTTACCAATTAAATTAGTAATCTTACGCATTGATTTAGACATGATAATGGCTTTTGCCGTTGCATAACCATCTTTCTCATAATCAGCAGCCGACTCAATTTTGGTAGTAGCAGCAGCAACACTATCAACAACAATTGTGACTAATCTGTCTTTTTGTTTTTCGCGAATCTTAACGATGATGTCTTCCATTGCTTCAAATACATCCTCAATTGTATCGAGGGGTATATAAAGCATTTTATCAACATCAACTCCTATGGCGGTCAAAAATTGAGCGTCCAATGCTGATTCAGTGTCTACATAAATTGCTACTCCACCCTGTTTTTGAGTAGAAGCTATAACGTGAGCGGCAAGGAGGGATTTACCGCTTTGCTCTAGGCCCGTAATCTCAACAATTTTACTAACAGGCAAACCCCCATTTGGTCTGTTAGAAATCGCCAGGTCCAAAGGTGTGCATCCAGTAGATACCCACGATGTAACGTCTGTTGGTGATTCATCTCCCCCATTAAGGAAGTAGGCAACTTGATTATATTCTTTACTGAATTTTTTGTTTAGCGATACTGCTAATTCTTCAGTAAGACTTCCTCCTTCTGGGAGTGAATTGTTGGATTTTTTTCTCGCCATATTAACCGAATAAATCGTCTATTTTAGAATTGATATCAACCTTTTCTTTTGTAGGTGGGGTTACTTCAACTGTTTCATTTTCTTCACTTGGTGCCAAATACTTTTGGAGTGAATCTTTCATTTCATCAAACGAGAACTTAGTAAAGAGTTCCTTAATATCTTTTTGATCATTAAGGTATCCTTCAGCTGCACTACCATCTGTTGAGAGCGGTGATTGTACTGGCTTAACACGAACGGTTGTTGTATCAAACATTTTACCTGTCTCAGCTGCAGGAATAACTTCAACTGTGATATCTCGACCAGCAGCAATATCGGTAATATCACCATAATCTTCATCCATCATAACACCTAAAAGTTCGGTGTATACCATTTTACCAAATTCCCAGAATCGAACGCCCTTATCTTCCTCACCACGTACAAGTACAGGAGCGAAAATACGCATTTTAGGGTAAAGCTTCTTAGCTAACTCTACGTTATCTGGTTCATTTGACTTACGGAGTTGGGAAGCAAATTCCAAAATTGGATCAGACTCATCAAAATTTGAGAGTGACATCATTCGGGGCTTACCAATACCGAAATAAAAATACAATTCAGTGAAGGGTACATCTTTATTGTGCTTATATGGTACAATACGTACTACTGATTTTTCTCCACTTGGTGGTTTCCAAAAGTTCTTTCTGAATTCACCACCTGACTTTCCATTGGACTTATTTTGCAAGCGGTCCATGCGCTTTCTGATTTCGTCTAGATTCATGATCTTTTAATTTTGGGTAAATATAATAACCCAGACCACAGAATCCAAATATTACCAAAAGGCTTTTACAAACAACTAAAATATCTTTCTCCTCTGTCGCAAAGGATAGTAACTACATTTTCAGCATAACCCTCATTAATTAATCTTTCGGCAACTAAAAAATTAGCAGCAGCCGAAAAACCAATAAATAAACCATATTGTTTAGCTAATGATTTTGATTTTTCTATAGATTCTTCAGTTGATACTGTTTCAATACGATCTATATCTTTTAAATTAACTAAAAATTTACTACCATCACCTATACCTTGAATACCATGTAGTCCAGGTTCTCCACCAGACATAACAGGAGATTCAGCAGGTTCTAATGCTACTAGTTTACATATAGGATATCTATTTTTAATAAATTTACCTGCCCCCATTATAGTTCCCCCGGTTCCTGTACCTGCTACAAAAGCATCAATTGGTTTATCATAATCAAAGTCTTTACAGATTTCCATACCTGTAGTATACCAATGGGATTCTATGTTTCGTTCATTATGGAACTGATTAAAATTAAACCACCCATGCTCTTTAGCTAATTTATTTCTAAGTAAAATAGCTCCATCAAAATCACCAGCGGGTACTTCTATTAATTCTGCTCCAAAAGATTTTAACATAATTTTTCGTTCAGTACTCATATTAGAAGGCATAACTATAATGCACTTAAATCCTAAATTAGCACAAAACATAGCTAGTGAAATACCCATATTACCAGAAGTAGCTTCAATTATAGTATCACCTGGTTTAAGTGTACCACTACCCATAGCTATTTTTAAAATCCAAGCTACAGGTCTATCTTTAACGGATCCACCTGGATTTAAGAATTCGGCTTTACCCCATAGGGTACCATTTGGAAAAGGAAATTTTAATAAAGGAGTATTACCTACAGTATCGATAAGATTCATAACTTTTATTATTTTAAATTACCCCACTTCAATAATTTTTTTAAGGCGGGTTTTTACTTTTTTAAATCCCCCAGGACGCGTTAAAAGAAGACAATTTCTAAATTTTGTCCAATCAACTTGGTATGAGGTATCTAATTCACCATGATTTAAATAACGAATTACTTCATTTAAAGCATTTATAGTGTATAAAGTATTAGTCTGTTTTTTTCTATGTACTAAAATAGTATTAGGAATCTGTAGGTTGTATACAGGTCCATCTATATTGTAAGTTAACATGGTTTTATCCTCCTCTGGTGAA